GTAGAAGCACCCCTAAAAAAACGGCTGCCCTTGCGTGAATTACACGACTTACACGCTGAGGTTAGGTTGTCCATGTCGAACAAATCACCGCCCACCTTACGCGAAGTTATGTGATCAACTGTCGCATTGCCACCCTCTAAGTGTGTACCGCAGTAGGTACAAAGGTAGCCATCCCTTGCTAATACCCTGAGCCTCAAGGCTTTCCACTTACCTGTACCAAGCGCTTGTTTACTCAATGCCAACCCTTGTTATTAAAGTGTTCCCATGCTGCACACGCATTGATGTAGCCTTTATCATCTAACTTATAACGGTGCTTAATGTATTTAAGTCCATAATCTATTTGAGTGTAAGCGTCTAACTTAATCATGAGTTTGTTCTTTAGTTGTGGGATACCATAGGTTTGATGAGTACCACCCAAGTTGCCTACCGCCTCTACACGCCAAGCGCTCTCTTTACCATACAACTTAGATAGGCAACTATATTGCCTGCCACTCTTTATTTGTTGGGCTGCATAGGTTTGCACACTTATTTGGATTATCTCTTTATCAGTAACGGAATCAATCTTTTTATCGTACGCCTTAATGCTAATTAAGCATAGGGCTGCCCCAAATGCTACTAGCAACGAACTCGCGAGCAATCCGCTAAAGCGGCTCGCGTTCGCGCTTTTAGGCGCGTCGCTTGCTTGAAGCATAATGCTCTTGTCAAATCCCTTACGCATAGATTAGCCTTTCGTCTCATAATGTGAGATGTGATTTACCTCACAATAACTATTTTACAACTCCAATTTATTTCATATTGGTCAATCCATTGACAGTCATAACCTGCCTCACCCATAGCCCTCACTCCACTCTGCACCACAATCCATGCACTCATGGAAGTAGTCTTTGTTGTAATTAGTTGTGTTGGTGTTGTACTTTAAACATTCAGGGCATTGATCTTTGCGCATACCTTACAGTTCTCTTTATCATAAGTCCAAGAACCGCAAGCGCACCTAATAGGCTCAGTCATTTAATAATCCCATGAACTGACCCATTGGAAGCAAGACCACGTAGTCCTCAACCTTCTCGCCCTGCCCATTGCAGCGCAATACTATGAACGAGAGTTTATCGGATTTACGCTCTTTTATCTGTTTAATCCACGCTAAAGGACTAAATTTTGTCACAGCCTTAACCTCTATGTCATAGGGAGTTCCAAGAATGTCACTCCCTTGGCGACCTGCACCGGTTGACTCAGCATAGGGATACCAAGTTTTTAAATACTCAGCAACTACCTTTTGAGTCCGATATCCTCGGTGCTTACGGTGTTGGCTCATCTAACTCAAACAATTCTAATGGAATACGCCAACCACTAATTGACTCATCCCATAAATCATCAATGGCGAAATGACTAGCCTCGACATGACCGAAAACAAACACTTGAGAGAACTTTTCCTCATCCATGCACTTTGTGGCAACAATTGTTTTACCCCAATCCTTTTGCCAAAAGGGAACGGAGTTTCTAGTCCTAACCGATCTGACCTCTACGCCTTCGCCTATGTCACTCAACTGAAAGCGTTTGTTGTGTAACTCGTTTGGATACCAAGGAACATTCCATGAAAGATTGTAGAATTTAGCGGCAGCCCATTCGCAGACATTGGCTCTTATGTTTGCCAATACCTCATGCTCAAGTTTGCCATTAGCCTTACCTTCAGCATAGTTAGGGCGGTCAACGGAATCCCATTTGGCAAGCCATCTTTCAATGGCAAGTTGGGTAGCCACCCTAACCTCATCTTTAGTTAGGTCTATAATCATTGCGGTTTTGTAAATAGTCCTCAAAGCCACACCTAAAGCATTTAACATAATCCTCATGCGTTAGCATTCGAGCGTCTCCACAAATCTCACAACACTCATTTGAAGGCACAATGTCAACTTCAATGCCCTCGTCTTTAAATGTTGCTCTGACTCCATTTGAGTCAATTATCTCTAAATCACCCATTGTTCTCGCTTTCGAAATACCATCTGCCATTGGCTGATAATTTAGCCCATTGTGCCGGACATTGTTGGTCTTTAGGTTTGCCACAACCGCAGACATAACCATAATAAGGCTTACCACCCTTTGAAATTCCCTCTTTCAAGGTTTGTTTACCTTTCTCGCATGGCATAGGCATTGGCGTACTTGCCGGTAATGAGTCAACGACCTCACCTACTGACCAAACAGTTTTTGCAAGTTCTTTTCTGTCCTCTGCAAACGCAGCCCTTAAAGAGTCCTCGACTGCGGCTGATCTTGAGCCGGCTGCGCCATAAGTCCTAGACTCTAACTTTTCTTTAAAAGTCTTTTGTTCAGTTTCTCCGGCAATGACCTTAGCCATCTCACTTTGACTTGGTCGCTTTCCTTTAGCGGCGTAACCTGCGTTAGCCAATGCCCTTCCAAGGCTTGAGGTTTCCGCATTTTCAAGCGCAGACGTAGAATTAACACCTCTGTCTGAAATGATTTCATAAGCAAGCCCAGTAGCAAACGGCTGGCTATCCACGCATGTTCTATAAATCTTGGCAAGAACAATAAAGCGTTTTTCAGTATGTTCAAGCAACTGCGTATGAACCATAAAATCAGGATAATCAGCAATAAACTTTCCAAGTCTCACCTCAACCGTCTCATATTCATTGATATTAAATCCCATCGTCCTCACCTCTCATTTCTCTCACAATTTGATGATATATCAAACCGTATCCCAACAAATCTTTTAAAGAGTCCTCATGATCGCTGGTTTGAGAGAGTCTTGAAACCTTGACGAGTAACATGCACATTGCGACCTGCTCAGGCGAAATATAACTGTCAAAGTAACCCGACCATAGTTCGGATATACGGCGGTGATTGAGAGACGAGTTACCGTAGATATGACCTCTGTCCGACAAAGTAATCCGCACTTCATCTAATAAGTCCTCAGTTTTTTTCATAGTCAAAAACCGCCCTTGACTTCATTCGTTGTAGTTTTTGTTGGTGTTCTAAACTGGCTTTCCATCCTGAGGAACGACCAGCCCAAAATCCTTGCTCGTAGTAATGCTCTTTCAAAGCCTCATAAATCAAGCCTAAAGCGAGCGCAACGAACATTCCAGCAACTGTCCATAGTGCAGCATTCATGATTTGACCCTTTCCTTTTCAATATAACTTGCAATTAATGAGTATAGTTTTGCCCTTAAACTTCGATTTGAGTCCTCAGGTGATTCACCTATCGAACTAAACTTGCCCAAAACATTTTCGGTGGTTGACATGTATTGGTCAGTATCTGCCAAGTAAACCAATTTAAACTTGGAAGTTGCAACGCTCTCGACTACCTCGATCATACTGTCAGCCATGACCCTGCATAATTAGTAGTGATTATTGGCTGATCAAATTTAAGATCATAATTGGCTTGATACTCAAAACCCTCTTGCTCTAGGTATTTGATTGCCAATACCAAGGCTGCGCTATTCTCAACCCAGTAAATATATTCATGCTGAAAATTAGGCTCATCGTCAAACCTAGTAATCTGCACTTCCCAGTCAATGCCTTTAAACTGCATTTGACTTTCTGTCAGCCTTTCAAAATCCTTGGCTGTAAGTTTCATACTTTCCTTTCCGTTACACCAAATCCGTTAATTTGGATAAGTAAAGGATGACACAAAGAACCGACACTCACAAAGTAAGTGCCGGCGTGTTTTATAACGATTTGATAACGAACCCTAAAGGTTAACCGTAGGTCTTACCTTCAACGGTGAAACTGCCTGACCTGTCTATTGGCACAAATACAGGAGTCACCTTAGTATCTTTAACATACATTAAGCCAAATCCTTGTTGCCAGTTGCCACTCCCACCTTTTAGGTAACGGGCAGATTTGAAATCCATTAAATTGCCAACCTCAAGACCCCATAAGGTATGCCCTATTTTGCCCCCTGAGGACGCCGTAATCGCAGATAAACCCGCACGATGAGTATGTCCACACACCACACTTTTGCCATGCCTTATAGCCAATCCTAAGGCTGTTTGACCACCCTTTTGAGACATAGTGCCTTCGTCGCCATGAAGGATAATCCAATTCGGGGCAATAGGCATAGGTTTACGCCAAAATTTAATTCCAAGGGAGTCAAGCCCTAGCCAATTTTCAAACCTTAATTCAGGTAGTGCACCAAAAGCGGGCAACCTAGTTTTGATTGAGTTCCATAATCGGTCTGTATGGTTAGACCTGACCATGTCAGTTACCTGAAGTTGTTCTAATATCTTTTGAGTAAGTTTGCGATCTCGGTCAAGTGTGCCAGCAAACTCACCCGCCAATCCTCTTTCCCATTTAGATAATTGAGGGAGGTCAATTTCGTCTCCGACCGTTGCGACTTGATGAGGCTTCCATCTTGCAATAAATCGTGCAAGGTTTCTAACTGCAATTGGGTCATGGTATGGAATTTGAAGGTCTGAGATCAGAACAATTCGCTTAATTTAGTCCTCGTCCTCGTAGGGGTCATGGTCAGGATTAACAGGATTGAACTCCGGTGTCGTTGGTGTTAACCAATCAGGGAAAGTATTTTTATCACACATACCCATTGCCTGATCTACTGGAAACCCTGCTCGTCTTAGGCTCAAGTAATACTCACGAACGCTTATTGCGTAACTATCTAAGCGGGTAAGAACCTGCTCATG